TGCAGGTGGAGGGCAAGATCAAGAGTTAAGTGTAACTGTAAACGAAATACAAAGAGGTTTAGCCAACACTGCTTCTGAGTTGAATAAATTTATTGGACAGCAAATAAGAGGACAGACAGAAATAGCAAATATGTTAGATGGTGCGGCAAAGGAAATTACTAGAGGACTAGATTTAACAACACAATTTTTCAAAGGTCTTAATAATGATCCGGCTGATCCAGCTAACGTAAGACCAGAACAAATAAACAGCTTACAAGCAGAAATAGATAGTAATACTGCAACTGCTGATAGATTAGCTGAAATAGAGCGTATCATAGATGGAATGGGCTATATGCTTGATTCAGAAATGCGAATTGTTAAAAAAGCAAGACTGTTAGGTGGTATGGTAAACAAAGGCAAGGTATACACAATAGGCGAGCAAGGACCAGAAACATTTGTGCCAGGCATGGATGGCGCAATTATACCTAACATGAAGAGCATGCTTAACAAAATGCCTGATCTAGCAAAACAAATGAGCAATAATTTTAGTCCTGCCAACATGCGGAATATGATGAAAGCACAACCAGATATGGTCAAAACATTGCAAGATGAAGTGGCTATGCTAGGTGCTCCCGTGTCAGAAGCGGCTAGAACTGCGGCTGTAAACATGCAAAATAGCCAATCTGTAGAAGAAAAACTTGACATCCTGAACCAAAGTGTGTTACAATTAGTTGGTATAAATAACATGCAGGCACAAATTGGTAACAAACAAATTAAAACTATGCGAAGTACCGGTAATTTCATGCAGGGGATAGGTAGAGTATAAATGAGTTGGAAAAAATATTTCACTCCGGTGCAAACTGGAGATAACATAGCTGGAAGCTATTCACCTATCAGCGGACAAGGATCAAATGGACGTCCAGGACCAGCAAGGTCTAATTATTCATCTTATTTGCCTGATGTTTATGTTGGATCACCTAATAGAGTAGAACGTTACGGACAATATAATACAATGGACAATGATAGTGAGGTAAATGCCGCACTAGACATCCTTGCAGAATTTTGCACACAAAAAAATGATGAGAACGGTACAAATTTTACTTTTCAATATAACAAACATGCGACGAATAATGAAATTAAAATTCTTGGTGAATATTTAAAACAATGGTGTAAAATTAACAATTTTGAAACACGTATGTTTAGAACATTTCGTAATGTATTCAAATACGGCGATGCAATATTTTTGAGAGATCCAGAAACAAAAAAATTATTTCATGTAGATCCTGCAAAACTTACACGTATTATTGTAAACGAATCAGAAGGCAAAAGACCAGAACAATATATTATCAAAGAAGTAAATTTAAATTTCAAGGAAATGGTTGCTACAACTCCTCATATCACACAAGGTGCTATGGGAACTCCGGGTGCAAGTTTACCTGGAGCAAGTTATCAAACTGGTGGCGCTAGAGGAATGGTAGGCGGAGTAAATGTACCGCCTGGATCAAGATTTACTATTGAAGAAGGTGAAACTGCAATCGATGCAGAACATGTAGTTCATTTAAGTTTGTCAGAAGGGCTAGACAATAATTATCCATTTGGTAATTCATTATTAGAAACTATCTTTAAAGTTTTCAAACAAAAAGAATTGCTTGAAGACGCTATTATTATTTACAGAGTGCAAAGAGCACCTGAACGTAGAGTATTCTACGTTGATGTGGGTAACATGCCATCACACCTTGCTATGCAGTTTGTTGAGCGTGTTAAAACGGAAATACACCAAAGACGTATCCCATCGGCGACAGGCGGAGGCACAAATGTTATAGACAGTTCTTACAATCCGTTGTCAATCAACGAAGACTACTTCTTTCCGCAAACAGCTGAAGGACGTGGATCTAAAGTTGAAACACTACCTGGCGGTACTAACTTAGGTGAGATAGATGACTTAAGATATTTTACAAATAAACTTGTGCGTGGTTTACGTATTCCAAGTTCTTATTTGCCTACAGGTGCAGACGATGCAACATCTTCATACAATGATGGTAGAGTTGGTACAGCATTTATCCAAGAATTAAGATTCAACAAATATTGTGAGCGTTTACAAGGATTAATTATTGAAGAATTCAATCAAGAATTTAAGCGTTATCTTTTAGAAAAAGGTGTAAACATTGATACTGCAATGTTTGATATTAGATTTGAACCGCCACAAAACTTTGCGGCTTATAGACAATCAGAATTAGATAATGCAAGAGTTCCTACGTTTACACAAATGAGTGCTATACCTTATGTGTCTAATAGATTTGCAATGAAGCGTTTCTTAGGAATGAGTCCAGAGGAAATAGCAGAAAACGAAAGATTATGGCGTGAAGAAAATGATGAAAATCTAGATACGCCGCCACAAGATGCAAGTGCTGAAATGAGAGGTGCTGGTATTAGTTCAGCAGGTATTAGTGCTGACATTGAAGGTGCAGAAGATATTGCACCAGGAGATGCAGGAGCAGAAATAGGACAAGAAGCTACACCACCTGATACTGTAACAGGAGGAACAACAACTCCAGGTACACCAGCGGCAACAACTGATCAAACGATATAAATACTAACATGATACTGAGAGAAATATTTTATTACGACAAAGAAACTGTAGAACCGATTGAAGATGATCGTTACGAACCTCAGTATGATGATTCTATAGTTGATTTAGATGATACAAGAAAAACTAAATTAACATTACGCCAAATCAACCGTGCAAGGAAAGCAAGCGAGCTACATACTACTGAGAAGTCTGAGGAGTTAGACTTTGTAAGAGCAATGTATGGAATAGCGGCGCAAGCGGCCGCTGCCGGTGTTTAATGCCCAAACTAGATAAGACGCAATATTCAAAAGAAGAAGCCGCTCGTTTAATGGAAATTAGACGACTAGAAAAACTATCCCGACAAAAGAAAGAAGTATTTGCAAAACGCACTAAACCTATAAATTTTATAGAAGATGAACCTATTGACATTGAAAGGTTTAGACATAATCAAAACTTTGCATTTGTTTTGGGCAATGGTGTAAGCAGAGGGTTTGTTGAACCAGAAGAATTAAAAATTTACGGACCTATATACGGATGTAATGCTTTATATAGGACTTTTAGGCCCGACTATTTAATTGCAGTAGATGTAAAAATGGTCCTTGAAATAAACAAATCAGGTTTTCAAAATAAAAACCAAGTTTGGACAAATCCAAATAATTCTTATAGAGGCATACAGCATTTAAATTTTTTCCAGCCTAGCAAAGGATGGAGCAGTGGTCCAACTGCATTGTGGTTGTCTGCTCAACATAGACACAAACACATTTATATTCTAGGGTTTGATTACAGAGGATTGAATGATGGGCAAAGATTTAACAACTTGTATGCAGATACGCCTAATTATAAACGTTCTCAAGATGGTGCAACGTTCTTTGGAAATTGGTTAAGACAAACTGTATCAGTAGTAAAAGAACATCCAGAAACTGAATTTTATCGTGTTATAGCACCAGATAATTACTGTCCTGACGAACTAAATACTCTTGAAAACTACAACACAATTAGTATAAAAGAGTTCAAAACACGGTTTGTTTTACCGTAAATAATCAAAACGGCTCGTTTTGAGCCTATTTCTACGCATATTCCCTAATAAATAGTAAATACAATGACAGCCTTACCATAGGTAAAATTATTTATAGGAGAAAAAAATGGCAGATCGCAATAAATTTGAAGAAATGCTTGAGAAACTTGTCAACGAAGACAAGGCTGGAGCAGAAGAACTATTCCACGAAATAGTAGTAGAAAAATCAAGAGACATATATGAAGGATTACTTGAAGCTGATCTAGAAGTAGATGAAGCTGATGAAGAAGAGACAAAAGAATCTTCTAATGATGAAGAAGTTGATGAAGCATCAAAAGACGAAGAAGTAGATGAGTCTGATGAAGAAGAAGTTGATGAAGCATCAAAAGATGACGACGAAGACGTCAAAGAAGATTTTGATCTTGACGAATTTGAAGTAGAAGGTGACCCAGCAGACGACATGATGGATAAGATGGGCATGGACGACGAAGGTGAAGGCGACATGGACATGGATATGGACATGGACGGCGACAGTGACGACGAAGATTTAGAAGACCGTGTCGACGATCTTGAAACTGCGTTGGATGACCTTAAAGCAGAATTTGATAAAATGATGGGCGACGACGAAGGCGGCGACGAAGAAGGTGACATGGACATGGATATGGATATGGACATGGGCGACGAAGGCGAAGCTGAAGACGAGTCTGTTGCATTAGAATCTAAGGATGACGAAGAAGTAGATGAAGCGTCAGACGAAGAAGTTGAAGAATCAGATGACGAAGAAACTGATGAATCAACAAAATCAGAAGCAGAACAAATGCGTGAATATGTTGAAAAAGTAGCAGGCGGTGGACTTGATGCACAAAAAATTGGCGGCGACGATGGCGCTAATACAAAAAGTCCAGTAGCAAGTGCAAACGACATGGGCGGTGATGCTTCAAACTTGGTAGCAGGTGGCGAAGCTGACACAGGCGGAACAGCAGGCGGATTAGCAGGTAATACACCAAAGGTGGACGACCATAAAAATGTTAATAAGCCAGGCGGTAAAGCAGGTAAGTCAATGAGCAACATGCCAAAAGGCCATGGCGCAGAGAAAAAAGGCGCAGGCGACACAGCAGCCAATAAGAAACCTGTAATTGGCGGTTAATTTAAGTTAGGAAGTTTTGTATGGTTAATTTACGAGAGCATTTGACATTCGACCAGGCACAGATTGTTGTGGAGAATGCCAACGAAGGAAAAGACTTGTATATGAAGGGTATTTGTATACAAGGCGGAGTACGCAATGCTAATCAGCGTGTGTATCCTGTAAATGAAATTGGCAGGGCTGTCAAAACTCTCAATGATCAAATAACAGGAGGATATAGTGTTCTCGGAGAAGTTGATCATCCGGAAGGACTTAACATAAACTTAGATCGTGTGAGTCATATGATTCAAGAAACTTGGATGGATGGCGCAAACGGTTATGGTAAACTAAAAATTCTACCAACACCAATGGGAAACCTAGTTCGCACTATGCTTGAAAGCGGTGTGAAACTAGGCGTCTCATCACGTGGTAGCGGAAATGTATCAGAAGACGGTAACAACACTGTCTCTGATTTTGAAATTATTACAGTGGACGTTGTTGCACAACCAAGTGCTCCAGGTGCGTACCCTACGCCAATTTACGAACACTTAATGAATGCCCGCGGAGGGTACAAGGCTTACGAATTAGCACAGGCAACAAAAGAAGATCCTAAGGCTCAAAAATACTTAAAAGAATCTCTAATCAACTTGATTAGCAGACTCCAATAAAAGGAGAAAAATATGTTGGACGCACTTAAAACACTTTTTGAAAACGATGTAGTTTCAGAAGAAGTACGTGCCGAAATTGAAAACGCTTGGGAAGCAAAAATCAAGGAGAACAAACAGACTGTTACTGCTGAGCTCCGTGAAGAATTTGCTAAAAAGTATGAACATGATAAATCAACTATGGTTGATGCTATCGATGCTATGCTTTCAGAGCGTTTAGAGTCAGAAATTGCTGAGTTTGCGGAAGACCGTAAGCAGTTAGCTGAAGCAAAAGCAAAATTTGCAGTAGCACAGCGTGAAAACGCTGATCTAATGCAGAAATTCGTAATGCAAACGCTAAAGAAAGAAGTTTCTGAACTACATGAAGATCAAAAAGGCATGGCTGAAAAGTTTACAATGCTTGAGAACTTTATTGTAGACGCACTTGCAAAAGAAATTGCAGAGTTCCACGAAGACAAAAAAGATTTAGCTGAAACTAAGGTAAAACTTATAAAAGAAGCTAAAAATAAATTTGCTGAAGTCAAAAAAGACTTTATAGCGAAAGGTGCAGCGAAGGTATCTTCAATTGTTGAAAATCAATTACAAAAAGAACTTTCAACATTGAAAGAAGATATTGGAGAAGCACGTAAGAATGACTTCGGTCGTAAGATGTTTGAAGCATTTGCCGGTGAGTATGCAACAAGTCACCTGAATGAAAAATCAGAGACTGCAAAACTTATGAAAGTAGTGGCAACTAAAGACAAACAACTAGCAGACGCAAAGACATTTGCTGTAAAAGCAAAGAAACTTGCAGAAGCTAAAGACATGGAAGTCAAGCGTATGGCACAAATCGCTGAACGCAAAGAAAAAATTAATGATTTATTAGGTCCTTTAAACAAGGATCAAAAAGAGATCATGACAGATTTACTGGAATCAGTTCAAACAAACAGGCTACAATCTGCGTTTGATAAGTACCTACCGGCAGTTATCGACGGTAAAACTCCAGCAAAGCAGAAGGCAGTTATTACAGAAGGCACAGAAGTCACAGGCAATAGAGAAACAGAAACTAACGTTAGTTCAAAAGCAGACGATAATGTCGTTGACATTAGACGTTTAGCTGGTTTAAATTAAGGAGAAAACTATGTCAGAACTATTAGAAAGTCGCTGGCAGGATACAAAAACAGCACTTCTTGAAGGCCTTAACGGCACAAAGAAAAGCGTGATGGCGGCTACACTTGAAAATACTCGCAAGTATTTGTCAGAAACTGCTACAGCTGGTGCTACATCTGCCGGTAACGTTGCAACTCTTAACAGAGTTATCCTACCCGTTATTAGACGTGTAATGCCAACAGTCATTGCTAATGAGCTTGTTGGTGTACAGCCTATGACAGGTCCAGTGGGTCAAATCCACACATTGAGAGTACGCTACTCCGATACAGTAGGCTCAGGCGCAAGCGGAGCAGTAGCTGGCGAAGAAGCACTTTCACCATTCAAAATTGCAGAAGCATATTCCGGAGACGGAACAAATGCTCCAGCAAACACTGCATCACTTGAAGGTTCAGCTGGTAACAGACTAAGCATTCAGATCTTAAAGCAGACAGTTGAAGCTAAGTCAAGAAAGCTATCAGCTCGTTGGACTTTTGAATCTGCTCAAGATGCTCAGTCACAGCATGGTATTGATGTTGAAGCAGAAATTATGGCTGCTTTAGCACAAGAAATTACAGCTGAAATTGATCAGGAAGTTATTGGTTCATTGAATACACTTGCTGGTACAGCAGTTGAAACATACGATCAAGCGGCAGTATCAGGTACAGCAACATTTGTTGGTGATGAGCATGCAGCTCTTGCAGTTCAAATCAACAGAGCAGCTAACTTGATTGCACAGCGTACAAGAAGAGGCGCAGGTAACTGGGCAGTTGTAAGTCCATTTGCACTTACAATTTTACAGTCTGCAACAACTTCTGCGTTTGCACGTACAACAGAAGGTTCATTCGAAGCACCAACTAACACAAAAATGGTTGGTACATTGAATAACGCAATGAAAGTATATGTAAACACATACGCAGGCGATGACGCAAACGTACTTGTTGGTTACAAGGGATCAAGCGAATCAGACGCAGCGGCGTTCTATTGCCCATATATCCCACTAATGTCAAGTGGCGTTGTATTGGATCCAACATCATTCGAGCCAGTCGTGAGTTTCATGACTAGATACGGATATGTTGAGCTTTCAAACACAGCTTCTTCATTAGGTAACGCAGCTGATTATCTTGCAAACGTTGCTATCACAAACGGTAACGTAAGCTTCAGCTAAGTTTTACTTACAATATTAAAATAGGCCCTACGGGGCCTATTTTTTTGACTAAATATTTGTACGTTCATCCTACGGGACGGAAGTAGCATTATGCGAAGGAACGCACTCAACTGTAAAAAGGAGAGTGATATGAACTACAGAGACTTCGAACTTGCTCGCAAAAAAGAGCGTACTAGATTAAGTCATTTAGCAATTATACGCAAACTTATCAAAGAACGCCAATCTAGACCACGTTGCGAGAAGAATATCTTGAGTAATGATCCAAGATTACAAAAAATATAACATTTTGGTAAAAAAAAGGTTGACTTTAGGTTAATCATTTGCTATATTAGTAACATAAGCAACAAAAGAGTAATTAACTTTTGTTTTATAGTGCAAGGAAGAGGCGTTTACCAGAGCGTCGAACTTGACTGCTTAGGGGTGGTACCCAGGCTTGGTAGTAGAAATACGCTGGGTCACATCGCTCTACCGAGCGGAAGTAGGTTCCCTGGATTTGAGAATGGCATCTCGGTCGAGGGGTTGGAGGTATAACCGAGTCCTCCCTATA